ATGCAAATTTGTTGATTCTGCTCGTTCAATGTCAAAGATATTTCCTCTTGCAATTTTGACAATTGAGTGATACCAACCCCAGACTTCTTGAAAAGATCCGCCACTTCCGAATTGTCCGTCGTCGTTAGAATCTTTGTTGAATAGTCGAGAATATTTTTCAATAATTCCATTCTTAAACTCCAAAAAAAAACCAGCGAACCGATTACGCAATCCATCTTTATATTGGCAAATTCTTCAGCGAACTTGTCGCCTTGAAACTTTTCAATTTCGTACATATTACCAAACGATTTTGTAATAGGTCGATACATTCCAGACATTAACTTGGTCCAATTGTCTTCGCTACCAAGTAACGTGTCAATGTAAGCAAACGTTCCAATTGATTCGTCATCAAAGTTTGGAACGAAACCATATTTAACACCGTTCAATTTAAATTGGCGAACAAGTGCTGGTTTCTGTTTTAATACTTCAGACAATTGCTGAATGATTTCTTCAAAGTCATACGCTGGTATTTGCATAACTTGTTCAATTTTTAAATTGCAAAATATTGACACCATTTGAATTGCAACGAATGTTTCGTCATCTGGATTGTCTTGCAACGTTTTTGAAAACCTTAAATACTGATTCAAGGTAATTTCTTTTAATTCTGTTGGTATAGTGATTCTCATATTAATATAACAATAAAAACCAATATTGTTTTTTTTTGATTTCCCAAAATGGGAAATAAGTTCCCTAAATGGGAAATAAATAAATCGGTACTGAATCGGTACTGATTTTAAACCAGTACTGAAAAAATTTTGTTACAATATCGATACCAATACTATATGAATTTTTAATTCCTTATTTAGAATCATTCTAAATAAGCATTATATTCTATTATATTATTTATTATTGATTTGATTTTTTCACTGAATCACTAATAAAAAGACGCAAACGTGTTAATAAAAGACGCAAATTGTTGATAACAGACGCAAATAAAACGTCATCGTCTAATTGTTTTTATATTATTTATCTTTGTCAAACGTTGGTATCATTGACTTCTTTAAAATAAGTTAAATTCAATTAGACGCAAAGACGCAAAATTTCAACTTTTTCGAGAGGGCATCAAAAACTTTCTAATAGTAAATGGTTAATAAGGGATTTTTGTCTTGCGTCATCGTCTTTGCGTCACGGACAAAAAAAAACACTCACCTTTTTAAAAAAGTGAGTGCCTTCAAAAATTCATTATTAATCAATAATGTAAAAAAACGAGTCTAGCAAATATACAATAATTTTATGAAATACGAAATTTTCGATTACTATTTTTAAAATGCATCATTGCGAAATAACGCATCGCATCAATAGCGTGATTGAAGTCGTCAATTGGTTTATTCAATTTCTTTCCCGCTTTGTCTTTGTCCCAAGAATACGAACGAAGTTCTTTTATAAGATTGACACTTGATTTCGTTACCAAAATTTCTTTGTCTTGCAAAACACTAATTCCGTACACAATTGAATCTTTTCCCTTTTCAACTGCTTTGATATTGAAACCAGCACGACGAATTTCTTCAATCGATTTTGGTTCCGCTGAATCCGCCCAAATAGGAAGTCGTTTGTCTTGTTTCATCAATCTTATTATATCGGTATTAAGTAAACCAGTTGAATAGATTCCTTCGTCACAAATGATTTTGTCGTTCCATTGATAAACAAAAATTTGACTTGTTGGATCATTCGAAAATCCAAAATCCAATCCACTACCTAATAAGTTGGCTTCAGCTGGAATGTTGTCAATGATTTGCCAATTATTAAAGATGACACCTTCAAGCGAACCAAGTTGTCCAAGTCCGTAAACGTTCCACCAATTTTCCCAATACGTTGACGTCTTTGCTTTTTCCTTTGCCTTTTCAATTTCTTTTACAATAGCTTTGTCAAGTGCTTCATTGTCTTTATAAGTCAATACAACGAAGTCTGTATCTTTGTCATTCATCAATTCAGTATGTACCCAAAATTCATTTGTTGGATTGTAGTCTAAATAAATAAATTTTTTTGTACGAACTGACAATTGCTGGTATGATTCAAAATCGATGTTGTTGCATTCGTTTACAAATAGAATATCCCTTCTTGCACCTCGCAATTTGTCTGGTTGGTCCACACTAAAAAATTCAATGTATGATCCATTCTTGAAACGATATTTTAAATCTGACTTATTGAATTGACTATCTTTGTACAAATCGCAAAGAATCATAATCTTTTGAAAGTCTTTTATTGCACCACGTTTTAAATGTGGAATTGATTCCGACACAATTGAAATTTCAGACATTGGATTTTCAATTGCATACGAAATTAACAAAGGTATAATTGAAAAAGTTTTCGAAGACGAAGTTCCGCCTTGAACGATTCGAATTCGTTTTCTTAATCTGGCAATTTTACTTTGTGCCGTCGTCGTTTGAAATGACATCGAGTTCTAATTGTTTAAAGATTGGTTTTTCAATATTGAAGTTTACTTCAGATTCAACTTTTTTCGGAATGAAATATTGTGCGTATTTAGCAAACAAATCCAAATACTTTGCTGGGTCTTTTTCAAGCACGTCAGCGAACGCTTGATGCACGTTTGGAACTTGTGCTTCAAGCGTCATAATAAACAATTCACGTGCTTCAATAGTCATTGCGTGTGTAACACCTTTTGGCTTCAATCCTTTGTGTCCTTTTAAAAAATGTCCCTTTTCATCACGTACCATAAGATTACGATAATTATCGTTTACGAATTTTGAAATAATTTATTCAAATCACGAATGATTGCTTTGTGAATATTTGAACACGATTCGCAAACTTCGATTGTGATTCCGAAATATTCTTTGTATAATTCATTTAAAAAAGGAACGTGTTTTGTAATGTCTGTGATTCGATTTTCTAAAACACGATTTCCGCATTCAGATAAGAACACTTCAAATTGTGCTTTATGTTCGTCTGTCATTGTTTTGTTCACACGTTTGAATGGAAATATTCTATTCAATAAAAATTTACGTTGTTCGCACCCTTCACAATCGCCAATTACTTTTTTGATTCCAGTTGCTTGTGTAACTTGCTCGACTATATCCCCAAGTCCTTCGATTTTTTTTCTACGCTTTGCCATAATTTGTTTTTAATTTTTTTAGTTGTGTTGTGTATTGTTTGAATGTGAATTCCAGTTTGACGTGAAAGTTCACGTTGTCCAAATTCTGTTGTAAGGTCGATTATTTGTTTTTCGTACCAAGATAATTTCTGACGTTCTTTTTCTAAAATTGAAAGAATTTCGTCTTTTTGTTTGTCGTAGTCTTCAGCAAATATTTCGATGTTTGAAAAGTCATCTATTAAAATGGTTTCTTTTTCTTTTTTGATTTCGTTGTAGAATTGATTTCGCATAATGAAATAAATATAACATTCATTTATTTGGTCGATTGTTTTCCCCGAATTATAAATTCGAATATACATATCCTGGACCAAGTCTTTTGAACGTTCTGAATTTCTGCAAATTTTGTTTGCAAGTTTGATCCATTCGTTATGTCGTTTTGCTAATACATCGAGAATCATAAAATTGTTTTAATTTAAGTCTATGCCATTTTGTTTTCTTACCAGTGTTATGATTCAATATTGTATCAATTGCATCGATTGCTTTGTATGAAATACCTTCTTCGGTTGCAACAAATTCGAGTTTGAGTCCTTCGATTTCAAAAATCTTTTGATTAACTGATCCATCTTCGTTGATAATACTACTATTCATATAACACTAAAACTTTGAATTGTTCGTTTTCTAATTGTTTGATTCGATGCTTTTGAAGTTCAGATAGTTTTCCGCCTGGTCGTTTTACTTCAATGAAAATTGTTTCGTTGTTTTTAAGACACATCAAATCTGGAATGCCGTTTGTGTTTGTCTTAATAAGTTTTACGACAATCCAGCCGTCGTCTTTATACCTCTGAATTATTTTCTTCTGTATGTTTGATTCTAACATTTAAAATTTTGTTTGTGTAATGTTCCAGAATGAATTTGTTCACTTGTTGCCAGTACGTTTTCTTTTTAATTGAGCAATTTTTTAGAATTTCATTGATGAATATTTTGCAAGAAAAGAATGCAACGTCTTCGAGCATTTTATTTACGTCTTCGTTTGCGGTTTCAAATTTGAATTGATTGTAAATTTCAATTGCTTTGTTTTGTGGTATCATAAATATATTTATTAATTAGTTTGAATTTTTGTTAAATCAAGCCAAACATCGTGATAAAAAACAACTTTATATTTTAATGGATAGCCATATTTTGAATAAGGTTTTTGTTCTACTTCAATAATACATTCAGTAAAATTTTCAAATTGTTCATTTAATTTTTTTAAAACTTCAATAGGATTGCAATTTGAATCAAATAACAACTCGGATTTGATATTGTGTTTTATCATAATTTTTCGATTTCTTTTTTGACTTCGCGCCAATATTTGTCAAACAATTGCTTTGCTTTTTGTTTAGATGTCATCGGCTAAATCTTTTATTGTTTGATTGATACTTTCTTGTTGAAAACCTAATTGAATAAGTAAGCCAGTAAAAATGTCAAACATTTCATCGATTTCAAAATCATCGTTTTCAGTTTCAACCGTGTATGTATTTCTGTAATGTTTAATTTCTATTTTCATAACTTTTCAATTTCTTGTTTAACTTCTTGCCAAAATTTGTCAAATATATCAGAAACGTGTTCATTGCATATACTTTTAATTATTTCATCAACTGATATTAATGCACATTGTTTAGCTTTTTCCTTATTTTCGTAATCTCTAATTGATAATAATTGACAATACAATTCTACTAATTCTTTTGCTTTTTCTTTTGGTGTCATAATTCTGTTTTAATAAAATGATTCAAAGTATAATCTTTTTTTGCAATGACTTGTTTGTAAATTTGACGTTCAATTCCTTTGTCTGAAAATATCCAATAAATGTCATTCGTTTTACGTTCCATTGTTGTAAGTCTGTCCCTACTTTGCCAATATGATAACGCACTAAAATCAATATTGTAATAAATCAATACGTCTGCATTTTTTAAACTGATTCCCTCACGACCAGAAACGATTTGCAATGCAATATGTTTGTCAGTTGAATTGAACACGTTCAAATCCGTTGTAATTGTTTCACCAAAAACTGATTTGATTGCGTTCAATTCTTGTTGAAACTTATAAAATATTGCAATCTTTTTTCCTTTGAACGTTTCTTTTATGAATTGTGCTTTTGAATCGTCAATGACTTTTGCGTTTCCAGATTCAAAGATAATAGTTCCAGACGACAACTGATGAATTTTTTGCATCAACTTGACTTTTGTGTCTGCAACAATTTCTTCGTCTTTGCCAATTACAACCAAATCACGTTTTAGTTTGTCAATAATATTATAAGTAGTATCTTTTAACTTACAAATAAGAACGTTTTCGTTTACTTTGGTTGAAAAACCAGCATCATTTTGTGTAAATTTAATAAAATATTTTGATACACAAGCGTTTATGTCAGAAAATTTTGCATCTGAATAATCTTTTACAATGTAACCGAAGTTTTTTTCTTTGACATTTACATAATCTTTTGCCCACGAATAGAAGTTTTTATATTTTGCAAATGGTGATTTGTCAGAAATCCAAAATTGATGAAACAATTGCGAGTAAGATTCTGGCGAAGGTGTTCCGGACAAAAATATCATAGGCAAATGTGAAAAATTTTTCTTGATGAATTTCGCTGAAAGATTCGGTTTTGGAAAAGTTCCGTTTCTATGATGTTCGTCTGAAATAATCAAATCGAATTTGCCGTCGATTTTATGCAACGATTCATTATTTATGACAACTAATTCGTAATTGTAATTTAATGCGTTGAAATCGTCTAAAATTGATTGAATTGCCTTTTTCTTTGTAATAAACAAAACACGATTATAATCTTTTGCAATTGTCAAAGCGGTTGCGGTTTTTCCAGTTCGAACTTCCATCGCCAAGAAAACGATTCCGAATTGCTTCAGAATCGATTTTCCTTTTATAACGATGTCGTTTTGATAGTCGCGTAAAATCATTTTAAAATAATTTAGTTTGATTTGTGTGGTTTTTAATTCTTTGAATCGCTTTTTCGTAATATTCTGAATCAAGTTCACAAGCGGTCAATTCAAATCCGTAATCGTGGCACGCTATTGCAATACTTCCAGAACCAAGATGCGTGTCAAGAATTTTATCACCAGGTTTTGCGTATTTGTCTAAAAGCCATTTGTATAATTCAAATGGTTTTGCAGTTGGATGAAATTTTTCAATTGCAGTGTTATTTGATTTTATACAACTTGAGCGACTAAATTCAAAAATTCTCATTGCTTTATTAAAAGAAGTCCAAGCCATCTCACCATCTGCTAAAGAAAAATCCCTTTGTCCTTTGTCCCAAATTACCCATCCCATTGATGGTTTTAAATATTCAGTCATATAATTTCCGCCCCATATTATTTGATTTTTTGAAACCCTAAACAATTCTTTAAAATATTCTTTGCTTGGAATTGAATTGTCCCATTCAGAATTTTTGTATAATTTATAACCACGACCAGCCTTTGATTTTCCGTTTGATTTTATTCTTTGTAATGCTGCATTGTTTTGTGCTTCATCTGCATTAATTCCGTAAGGCGGATCAACAATTGCCAAGTCAAAGTGATTGTCTGGAAATCTTGACATCAATAACATATTATCTTCGTTTGTTATTGTTATTTTATCTGTTACATTCATTTGTTAAATTTTGATTTTAAAATGTTATAGTAAACTTTATTTACAGATTCTTTGTTGTTTCCGCGATTGTAATTGAATAGCATAATTCGTTTAATTCTTTGCAATGGTGTCATATCTTATTTTTTTTTAAATTGTTCAAACCATTCATCAAAAACGGAAGGTAATATTTGTATATTTCTGTAAAAACTAAATTTTTCTTTATATTGATTGAATAAGTTTTTTACTTCTTTCTCACTATACATTTTTTTGTCTTGTTCTTGTTGCCATTTTGGTTGTTCAACATAATTGCCATAGTGTTTTTTCTCCCATTCTTCAAATGTTAGTTTTTCATTATACATAGCTGTAACAAAAGAATATATACATTCTCTTTTTATTTTATGAAATTGAACATTTAAGTCATAATTATCATCTAAAATATTTTCAAGGATTTTAGCTTCTTTGTTATCTTGCTCTTGTTGCCATTTAGCACCATCAATAAAGGCAAATTCTTCTTTTCTTTTAGTAAAATTATTAAAATAATTTTCAGCAACTTCTTCAAGTGTTTCTTGTTTCATATATTATTTGTTTTTAAATTTATTAATTAAATTAAAAATTCCAATTACAAATCCTATAACAATAATCATAGTTATTGCTAAAATGTCTTTTAAATCTACAAATACTTCCATATCTTATTTGTTTTTAAATTCTGTTAAAATTTTTGTTAATACATAACCAATGTATAATAAGTTTAATGATATAAGCCATAACATAAATTCCATATCTTATTTGTTTTAATTATTTATAAAAAATCAATACTTCTTATTTTCGCAAATGCAAAAATGTCTTTGAAAATATCGATTGCACTTTTGATGTCAGTTGCTTGAATTGTAATTTCAAAATCTTGACATTCGTCATTTTTTTCTTGCCAGTAATAAAATTGAAAAAATCTCATTTGTTTAATGTTTAAGTTAGTTTCTAAAATTTCATCGAAATATGTCATAATTAAAATGGTATTTCGTTATTGATTTCACTATCTGTTTTGATATAAAAATATCGACCTATGTGGTCTTTGTCTTTTTCTAATTCATAATTTTTGAATTTACAATATTCGTGAATCCATTTTAAGAACGTTTTAGAGGTCATTAAATTATAATTCTTATATTCAGACGTAAACTTTGAAATGATGTCTGTATTGTAAATTCTGACGTTTTCAATAAGGTTTCCGTCTTCAATCCAATCGTAAAAATCTTTGTTTGTACTTTGAATGAATCTTTTTATGTCTGCATTAATTGAAATCGATTCAATCAATCCGTTTTTCAAAAACTTTTGTAAATTTTGAATCATATAATTATCAAACAAGATCCAATCTTCAGATTGCCAGGAATCAAACAAAAGTCTTCCATATTCAGTAAGTGGATTTCTTTTTCCGTTGAAGTACTGAAAAAATTCAATTTCGTGTCTTCGTCTGTCGTGTGAAGTTCCACTTCCATTTATTACATAATTTGTTGTAATTATAATTTTTGGCGACCTATCGAACGGAACAAAGATTTCGTCTTTGTTTTTTCTATTGATTGTAATTCCTTCAGTAATGATTGAAAATAATTGTTCAAATTCAAAGTTCTTTTTCACGTCATCAAATGCCAATACTTGTGTATCAATTGAAACACGTTGATAAATAAAATCGCTTTTCTTGGTGTCAAATGATTTTCCGTCAATTTTTACAACTTTTTTAAAATTTGACAAAGCGGAAATCATTAAACTTTTTCCAGATCCACCATTCGGATTGTCGTCAATTTCTTGGTCGTTTATTATGATTGCTTTTTGGTCTGTTTTGTCTTTGTATGAATGAATCAAATATCCAAGTGTGTGTTCTAATGCGTTGATTCTTGTTTCGTCTTTTGCTGAAACTTTTGAAACCATATCTTTAAAATCGTTTTCAACGTTGTCAGATTTTACAAAATTTCTGTTTATAATTTGGTTTTCCCAAATATAACCATCAACATCGATAAAATCAATCAATTCAACTTTTGATTTTGTGATTCTAACAACACCATTTAAAAAAGGAATGAATGCTTCAGACTTTGAATCCTTAATCATTTTTAATTCGATTGATTCCAACATTGTTAAATAATAATCGCTAAACATTTGACTTGATTTTGAACAAAAATTAAATACTTCGATTTCGTTTCGGTCCAGTAAGTGTTGCAAGACGATGTCTTTAATAATATCGGTGCTGGATTGATTGACTTTGTTTGATTTAATATGTACAAATGTTGGTTGATTTGAAGATTCTGGGTAATACTTTTTAAAACCTTTTCTTTCAAGCCAATATTTGTATTTTAATGAATCAATCTTTACTGAAATATTTCCTTTTTTGTCTTCGTACTTTTGCCAGAAATCTTCGTCTTCGTTTATTTCGTTTATTTCGTCAATTATTTTTTCGTCGATTTTTAAAAAATTTGCGATTTCTGTCTTTGGCATTCCTTTTGACAAATTGTTTTTTATTCTGTCAATCTTATTTTGGTCTTCAAAATACTTTGATGAAGGTGTTGCACGTTTATACGCACTTTGAAATAAAGTTGTCAATTCAAATTCTGAAAAATTACCATAAACAACGTTATTTTGAACGTAGCCAATAGCATAATCGAATTGAACACCAAATTCACAAAGCGCCATTGCAAGAATGAAAAGATTGTTGTTTCGTTCACCTTCTTTAAATCCGTATTTTGAATCCCACCATTTCAACAAACGTCTAATGATTTCGTCTTCGTCTTGCAAAGGCAACAATGGTTTCTTTTCATAAACTGAAAACCCTTCGTCTTCGTTTAATTTGTCCCAAATAGTTGCGTTTTCATTTATGTAAACGTCTGGATCATAACTTTCAAAACATACCCTTGAAACGTTTGAATTTTTAAAGTCAAAATAATCGGATTTAAAATATTCGCCAAATGCTTTGAAATATCTTTTATGATTTTCTTTGTCGCATTTTGGAATTCGAATCAATGCTTTTAGTCCGTTTCCACTTGGTGATTCAAAAACTGAAAAAACATATTCGCAATTTATTAATCGTTCACGTTCTTCGTTTTTCTTTTCTTCAGATTCATATTTGTCAAAGTCAAGAATGCAAAGACCAGAATGTTCAATCAATGCGTTGTCGTTTCTTGTTGAAAAAGTTCCATTGAATAGAATTGAAATCAATGAATTTTTCAATTGTTTCTTTTCTTCACATTCTGGCATTGTTCGAATCTGTAAAATCTTTTCTTTTGACGCACCATTTTTAATGCGGTCTAAAACTTTGATAATGTCCAGGTCAAACGGAACGTCATCTGTTTTGTAGAGTGATTTAAATACTGATATTTTCATTTTAATTGTTTTTTAATTAGACGCAAAGACGCAAAAAAGTCAAA